AATATGGTTACCGATTGGTTTCCTAAACACGAGATAAGACAGATGGCAATGATGTTTGGTTCACAAGAAACAGTTCATGCTACTGCATATTCATATCTAAATGAAACACTAGGGTTAGATGACTTCTCAGCGTTTTTGCACGAACCTGCAATTGCTGAGAAGTTTGAACTCTTAACAGCAACATCTAATGAATGGAAGCATACAGATTTGGCAACAAATCCTATTGCAAGAAAAGAAGTTGGTAGAAGTTTAGCAATCTTCTCTGCATTTAGTGAAGGAGTATCCCTATACTCTTCATTTGCAGTGTTGTACTCATTCCAAATGAGAAATATGTTAAAAGGGATTGGACAACAAATGAAATGGAGTGTAAGAGATGAATCACTACATTCTAAAATGGGTTGTCAATTATTCAGACACATGAGTGATGAATTCCCAGAATTACTAGGAGATGCCAAAGAAGGTATCTACGAAGCAGCAAAACTTATCATACAATTAGAACACAACTTCATTGATATGATATTTGAACAAGGTGATTTAGAAAATCTAAAAAAGAAAGATTTAAAGAACTTTATTGTAAAAAGAGTAAATGAGAAACTTCTTGAACTTGGATATGAAGTAAAAGAAGGGACGGATGATTACTTTGAATATGATAAAAAATCAGCGGCAGAATTGGATTGGTTCTACCATTTAACTGGTGGATTAACACATACTGATTTCTTTGCTATTAGACCTACTGATTACAGTAAGGCAAATGAAGGTGAAGATTGGGGTGACTTATTTTAAAAAATGACACCATTTGATTATTTAAATACGAGTATTAAATCGTATCAAAGAGTTAGTAGTTTACAAGGAATTGGACTATTTGCATTAGTTGATATCAAAAAAGGTGATATTCTTTTTCCAAAGTGGGAAGGAAACACAAGTTTTTACAAAATAAAGTTTAGTGAGGCTAAAATATTACCAAGAGAAGTATTATCATACATACTTCGTTCGTTTGTAAGTACAATTGAAGATGATAACTCGGATATCAATTTTAGATTAGTTAAGGATACTAATTTCTTATTCACAGAACCGTTATGCTTACTAAACTCAAAAGAAGAAGAAGGAAACGTTGATTCACGAAGTGGAATTGCGTTAATTGATATAAAAAAAGATGAAGAACTCTATGGAAACTATCAATACAGACCAAAAAAAATATTAATATAAAACTAATTAAAAATATAAAATGGCTAAAAATCACGGAGACGAATTGGGATGGGAATTAGATGTTGATTTCCCATCATGGGCTAATACAGAAATATACGTAAAAACAATATCAAAAGGATATTTGTTACCTGGTGAAAAACCAAAAGATGCTTATTGGAGAGTTGCATCAAGAGTTGCAATGAGATTAGAAAAACCTCAGATGGCAACTAAATTCTTCGATTATATGTGGAAAGGCTGGTTAAACCTAGCAACACCTGTATTATCAAATACTGGTACTGATAGAGGATTGCCTATATCTTGTTTTGGTATTGATGTTGCAGATTCAATTTATGATATTGGTTCTAAAAACTTAGAATTAATGTTACTTGCTAAACATGGAGGAGGAGTTGGAGTTGGTATCAACCAAATCAGACCAGCGGGTTCATCTATTACAGGCAATGGAACATCTGATGGTGTAATACCATTTGCTAAGATATATGATTCTACAATCCTTGCTACAAACCAAGGTTCAGTACGAAGAGGAGCTGCATCAGTAAACCTTAATATAGAACATAAAGATTTTGAAGAGTGGTTAGAAATAAGAGAACCAAAAGGAGATGTAAATAGACAATCACTAAATCTACACCAATGTGCAGTTGTAGGTGATAAGTTTATGAGAAAACTTCAAGATGGAGATCCGGATGCTCGTAGAAAGTGGGGTGCATTGCTTCAAAAGAGAAAAGCAACTGGTGAACCTTATATTATGTACAAAGGTAATATTAACAAGGCAAATCCAGAAGCATATAAGAAAAACGGATTAAAAGTACATATGACTAACATATGTTCTGAGATTACTTTACATACTGATGAAAACCATTCATTCGTATGTTGTTTATCTTCATTGAACTTATCTAAATACGATGAATGGAAAGATACTGATTTAGTTTATACAGCAACTACATTTTTAGATGGAGTTCTTTCGGAATTCATTCAAAAGGCTAAGAATATGAAAGGATTTGAACATTCAGTTGCATCTGCAGAAAAGGGTAGAGCATTAGGATTGGGTGTATTAGGATGGCATACTTATTTACAACAAAGAGGAATTCCATTTGAAGGAATGGAGGCACAATTTGAAACTCGTAAGATTTTCTCTCAGTTAAAGATAGAATCGGAAAGAGCAAGTAGAGATATGGCTGAAGAATATGGTGAACCATTATGGTGTAGAGAAACTAATATGAGAAATACTCACTTAAGAGCAATTGCTCCAACAGTATCCAACTCTAAATTAAGTGGTAACGTTTCACCTGGTATTGAACCATGGGCGGCAAATGTATTTACCGAACAAACATCAAAAGGTACTTTCATTAGAAGAAATAATGAACTAGAAAAAGTTCTAAGGAAAGCGGGTATCAATAATAAAGATACATGGGATAAGATACTAAATGATTTAGGTTCAGTACAAGATTTAATAGAATTAGATAAATGGTGTTACTTAAACAATAAAATGGTACTATGTGCTGAGGTATCTGAAGAAGATTCTACAAAATCATATCCAGTAAAAGATGTATTTAGAACATTTAAAGAAATTAACCAAATGGATTTGGTTAAACAAGCAGGTGTAAGACAGCAGTATATTGACCAAGGAGTTTCATTGAACTTGGCATTTCCATCGGTGGTTTCACCTAAGTGGATTAATCAAGTAACAATGGAAGCTTGGAAACAAGGAATTAAAACGTTATATTATATGAGAACAGAATCAGTTCTTAGAGGTGATATAGCACAACGAGCACTCGATCCTGATTGTGTTGCTTGTGATGGATAATAACTATTAACTAAAAGAGAGAAAACAAAATGATACAAGTAAAAAAATTCTACGCAGAATGGTGTGGACCGTGTAAGGTACTAACTCCCCTAATGGAAAATGTTAAAACTAAGTTTAATAATGTTAATTTTGAAGATATTGATATAGAAGTCCAATATGAAGTTGCACAGAAATATCATGTACGTTCTGTTCCAACCGTAATAATAGAAAAAAACGGTGAAGAAGTACAAAGATTCACAGGAGTACAATCCGAAATGGCGTATATAAACGCTTTAAATGAAAATTTATAATAAAAAATTATGGCTAGTATAAAAGTATTCATGAAAGATGAAGAAAGGGAAAAACCAATAGTTGGTATTCCTAAAGTTCCAAAAAAATTAAGTAAACAATTAAGTAATCCAGATGGTACAGAAACTGTTTACTTTATAGATAAAAACTATGGATTATCTAATGGTTTAAAACCAGCAATGAATTTCTCTATTTTACATCCAATATCTCCAAATATGTGTGAGATAAAATGTGAGATAGAAAGAATTGACTAAATTTTATCTAAAAAATTAGGTTATATCAAATAAATTTCGTATATTTACTTTATAAATAAATAAAATAGAAATAGATATGGCACAAATTAAGTTCGTACACAGAGATGAAGAAGTAGTAAAATTAAAAGCAACACCTAAAATTGCTTTTAGTAAGAGTAAAAAGTTAACTAGTTTAGAAGGTGGTGAACCTTTATACTATATACAAGTTTCAGAAGCGTTTAGATTAAAATTAAATACTTTCTGTGATTTTAACCAAAAACATCCAGTATATCCGGATTATAGTTTAATAAACATTCCGATAATAAGAGATGAACGTTCAAAAGTATTTATTTAAAACATAAAATAGGTTATATGAAAAAGTATACAAACAAACAACTCGAAGAAAATTACGATAAATTCATTAAAGCAGTAGAGAGTTTATTTACAGGTGAAAGATTAAAAAAGTTACTACATATGTACAGTATGGAAGAACTTGGACCAAATCTAATGCTTCAACCTGCAAGTGGTAACATAGGTTATCATAATGCATATGATGGAGGATATATAGACCACATTATGAATGTAGTTAATAACTCAATCAGAATGATGAAACTATATGAAGATGTGGGTGGAAAAATAGATTTCACTCGTGATGAATTACTATTTGCTGCATTTCATCATGATTTAGGTAAACTTGGTAAAAAAGGAGTACTTAATTATTTGCCAAATAAATCTGAATGGCATATTAAAAATCAAGGAAAGATATACACTAATAATCCAGAATTACCATTTATGGATTTAACAGATAGAACATTTCTAACGTTAAGTGATTATGGATTAAAGCATACTAGT